ACCCCTATCACTGGCTTTACCCCAGTCGTAAAGGACTACATCGCTGGCTGTAGAATCAAAAAGACCCTACCTGCTACGCTACTCCCAGACACTCAAAACGTTCCTAGCATACCAAGGGGTCATATGCCATACACGGCAAAGTGCTCTAAGGGTGCGGCTGGTGTAATTTGGTTCCACTCTGAACTAAACAAGTATTCTCCGTTTGAACAAATCAAGTTAGCCCTACGAGGTCGTGGACCTTACGAGGTCAAAATTCGTGCCTATGGATGGGCTGAGTCCCTTTCTGGCTCTCAGTTCCCTAGGTTTGGTGAGCCTAACATTATCCCACCAGACCAAATCCCAGAAGACGGCACTAACTACATGGCTGTAGACCCTGCGGGCGCAAGAAACTGGTTTATGCTCTGGATGAGGGTAGATGAATTCGGAAACAAGTTTATCTACCGAGAATGGCCCGACATTAGCATGGGGGAGTGGGCTATCTCTGGAGAGAAGCATGACGGCAAGCAGGGTCCAGCCCAGCGACAGGGCTCTGGTATGGGGCTTGATGAAATCAAGATGCACATCCTAGACCTAGAAGATGGAGAAGAATTTGCCGACAGGTTTATCGACCCTAGGGCAGGTGGAACTAACGTCATCCAAAAGGAAGGCGGTAGCACTTTGATTCAACTGCTCGATGATGGCGATGTGCCTATGTATTTCACACCATCTGCTGGCATTAAACTAGAACAGGGAATCTCCATCATTAATGATTGGTTCTCTTACGACCAGAACCAGCCCATCAGTGCTGTCAACCAGCCAAAACTTTACATCTCCGAAGACTGCCACAACCTGATATGGTGCCTGAGAGAATGGACTGGTCTAGATGCCGATAAGGGCGCAAGCAAAGACCCTATTGACACTCTTAGGTATTTGGCGGTCATGAACCCAGAATACGGAGGTACTGACTCGTACCGAGCCGTTGGTGGAGGCTCTTACTAAAATGGAAATCCCAAAAGAAACCCCTCCACTCCTGCGTTTGGCTGATGCCGTACGCATTTTTAACCTTTCCAAGTCCACACTCGTTAGGATGAGAAACAAGTGCCTCGTTAAGACTTTCAAGACAGTTGGAGGTCAGCACATGTTTCACCGAGACGACCTAGTGGCATACATCAAATCTAATTCCAATGAAATTCAACAGCCCCGCACCTAACGCAGACAAACTGGCGTACCACAAGGACAAGCCAGACATTCAACTGCTCACCGAGGAATACGAACGCTCGGCATACTTTGGCACCATGGTGTCGAAGATGAACATTGCCGACGACATCAGGCTTGCCCGATGGTCTGGTCAGACCGAAGACGGCAAGAAACACTCTTGGGCACGTCCAGATGGCGACCCAGCCTTCCCATTTGAGGGTGCTTCTGACGTACGTGTCAGGCTCGTAGACAGGCTAATCAACGACCAAAAGGCTTTGCTGATGACTTCCTTTAAGGGCTGTACCCTTAAGGTTGGTGGAACTGAAATTAACGACACCATGGCGGCTGCAAGTTCGACTAATTTGATGCGCTGGCTGGTTGAGACCAAGATGAAGCATGAACTGCACAGGGAAGCCGAACTTGCGGCTGACTATGCCCTTACTTACGGCTGGTCTGTAATTCAAACAACTTGGGAACAGCAAATGTCCATTCGTGTTCAATCCATGCAAATGACTGAACTTCAGCAAATGGCTATGGAAGAACAGCAAGAAGGTGGCGGTGAGGGTAATTTTGCTAAGTTGGTTAATGCTATCCAAGACCCATCCAAGGAAGAGTACGCCATTTCTTTGGTTAGGGACTACCTAAAGGACATGAAGGTCAAAGACCTAAGGAAGTTTGTAAAGCAGATGAGGGAAACTGGTGTAGGTGAAATGCCTGAACAGTATCTTAGCAAGAATCTCCCAGTAGTTGAGGCTCTTAAGCCATTTGACGAAATTTGTTTCCCGCCCGAGACGACTGATTTACAAAAAGCCCGAATCATTTTCCGTAGGCAGTACATGACTGAGGTTGAACTCAGGTCTACCGCAAAGATTGCTGGCTGGACCCCAGAATGGGTTGAAGCCGTTGCTAACAACCTAGGCAACCACTACTATTTTAATGACCCAAACCTTGTACCTACGACTACGATGCTCAATTCGAACATCATGCGTGGTGACAACCTTTGCGAGGTCGTTTGGGCTTACTACAGGCAGTTGGACAACGATGACGTTCCTTCCATTTACTATACTGTTTTCTCTCCTAGGGTTGGAGAAGGTCTGTATGGCAAGCAGGACATCTTGAATTACGCACACGGAGAGTATCCGTTTACTGAATTTAGGCGTGAAAGGCATCGCAGGGCTGTTTCTGAATCTAGGGGTATTCCAGAAATTAACAAGACCGAGCAAGATGAAGTCAAAGCACAGCATGATGCCATCAGGGATAGGACTGCGTTTGAAGTCGTACCGCCTATCAAGGTCGTAAAGCGTATCGGTGCACTAAATCGAATTGCTCCAGCGCAAATTTTGCCTGTTTCCAATAAGGACGACTACACGTGGCTAGACAGGCCGAGTGGCGATGCAAACATGGCGTTCCAAGTAATCGCACAGGTCGAACAGAATCTGGGTAACTACTATGGTTATGCCGTAGGCGAGTCCATTGACCCTACAAAGATTCAAATGCTCAAGCAATTACAGGTAGACCACTGGCTTTCGTTCTGGACTAAGGTATTTGGTCAAATGTTCTCCCTTTGCCTTCAGTTTATGCCAGAGGAGCAGATTGTTCGAATCACGAATACCCCGCTTAAGCAGGGTCTTTCTGACATCCATAGCCAATATGACTTCAATGTCAGGTTTGACGTAAGGGATACCGACCCAGAGTTTGTTCAGAAGAAACTGGAAGCCATCATTAAGACTGTTATTCCGCTGGATTCTGGCGGTATCATTGACCGAAACAAGTTGGTTAAGTTGGTCATTGAGTCTATCAGCCCTGATGCGGCACGTGAACTGGTCATTGACCAAGCAAGTGCGTCCCAGAAACTGTATAAGGACGTTGTCAGTGACATTGGCTTGATGATGCTCGGCAACGAAGCACAGTACATCGAAGGCGACCCTGCCGCATCCAGCAAGTTGCAGTTTGCTCAACAGGTTCTTCAAAAGAATCCAAAGGCTCAACAGGCTTTACAGGGCGACCAAATCTTCCAAATCCTATTCCAGAACTACATGAAGCAACTTCAGTTCTCGATTGACCAAGAAAAGAACGCCCAGATTGGGCGAATTGGCGTATCCCCAGCCTCCGATGAGATTCAGGAGGAATTTGGCAAGGTTCAGGAGCAACAAGCACCTGAAGAGAGCGCACCACAGCAACAAGTCCCTAACACTCCCTTTGTATGAGCGAACAAAAAGCACAAGTTGACGCTATAAAAGCGTTCATGTTTAGGACGCAGGAATCAACAGACCTATACAAGGGAATGCTGATTGTATGCGACTTAGCCCTACAGATTGAAATGGGCAGGGTAATGTCCTCAAATACAGTAGGAGAGGCACGAATTCACTCCGCTGGACGCATGGACGCTATCAATGACCTGTTATTGGAGTTCCAGAAACTCCGAGAGGAAGCACAAAAGCACATGTCTTAAACGGAAAGCGACTCAAACCGCTGTCCAACGTGCTGTGGACTTGATTCATCAAGACATAGCCATTCAACTACTCTTGCTTCTGGGAGCACAAAACCCTGACTATGGATAACAATCATCAGCCAAACGCTGAACTCGAACTTGGGAACGAGATTAATCCCCCCATGCAAACGCAAGAAACGACCTCCGACGTTTCCCAAGCACAAAATCTCGCTGATTACTTCATGCGAGCCCTGTCTGACGGACAGACCAAGGCGGTGCCCGACAGCACCGAAACGAATGAGTCGGAAAATGCCTACGAGGAGGAGGCTCAGACTGAAGAAAACAACGTCAGTGATGACGAAGTGCTCGATGGTCGAGTCAATACCGAGGAAGCAAACGTAAGCGAAGCGAATGATGTAGGAGAAGAGCACGAAGAAAACGTCCCAAGGGGCGTCAATAAGCGCATCTCTAAACTCACCGCCTTGCGCAGGGAGGCAGAGGAGAAGTCCAAGAAACTAGAGGAAGAACTTGAAAGTCTCAAGCGTTCACAGGCAGAGCCAAAGAATCCAAATCCATATAAGAATTTAGATTCCGAGGATAAAATTACTGCCGAGTACGAGAAGTTCAGGAAAATCCGATTGTTTTGTGAACGTTATCCAGACGGCTTCTACGAGGGTGACCCTAAGAACCACATGAACCGAGACGAGATTGCGCAAGCAAAGGTCGAGTCGCTTCGTGCTATTGAGGAATTTTTACCTGAACAGGCTCAGTATGTGACTGCCAAAAAGCAGTTCCGTGCAAAGGCTAAGCAGGAATTCCCATGGCTTGACGACCCTACTGACAAGCGAGCCAACATCGCCCGAAAGTTCATTGAGGCTGTTCCGCAAATCAAGCAGTTTCCAGACTACGAGATTTATGCGGCTCAGTTGGCTATGGGTATGTCCGTGTACCAAACGCAAAAGCAGAATGCTAGGCAGGGTATCCAGCCTACCGCACCTGTTCAGCCAAGGGCAATGTCTTCAGCACCACGTCCCGCCCAAAGGCGTGACCAAGTTGAAGCACAGCGTAGTTCCGACACCTTCAGGCGTACTGGCTCCATTGACGCATTAGCAGACGTGTTTAAGTCAAAGTTCGTCTAAACCTAATCTATCACACACATGGCTTCACTATTTGAATCCCAATTCAACAATCAACGCCCCTTGCTGGGCTCCACTTCTGTCACCCGAGGCGCTGGTGGTCGTATCGGTATCCGAGAAGAACTCTCGGACCTTATCGCCAACGTCGATGCTAAGGACACGCCTATCACTTCGATGGCAAAACGTGGCTCAAAACCCGGAAATACAACGTTCCGCTGGCAGGTTGACCGCAACCCAGACCCGTCCATCGAACTTGGTATCCTTGACGGCTCCGATGTGGACCCAACTAATCCTAACACCAATGCTGCTTTTAAGCAGTACACGATTGGTTACAGGGAAGAAGTGGAAAACAACATCCACATGTTCCGCAGGGCTGTTCACGTTTCTAACCTCACTCAGGACATCTTAAACGTTGCTGGTGTTAAGGATGAAC